CTAGTCCAGCAGGTTCCGCAGCGCGCCGCTGAAGGTGGCGCCGGCCCGCAGCCAGGGCGTCAGCGAGCCGTCGTTGTTCAAAAGGCTGCGCCGACCCGCCGCAAGCCGCGCGTCGAAGATGGCCAGCGAATCCGATTGCGCCGCCGCGGCATCGCGCCGGAGCCCGCTGGTCAGCGCGAGGGCGGAACCCTCATCCGGCTGGATACCGCCGGCGGCGAGCCGCGCGCGGGTGGAGGCCACGGTGCCTGCCAGCCGGGCCTCCGCGATGCGCTGCTCGGCAGCTTGTTGCGCCGCCAGCTGCTGCGCGCGGGCTTCATTCTGCGTCTTGGCATCCGACGCCTGCTGCCGTGCCTGCGCGGACTGCATCTGCGCCTGGCGGCCAGTGGCGTAGATCGATGCGCCGGCCCCAAGGACGGTCGCGATCGGGACGATCTGGGCCATCAGTCGTTCATCCTCGTATCGGTGGTGACGGATAGCAGCGTGAGCGGCAGCGGCGTGTCGCCTTCCACCCGCCAGAGCGGGGCCATCGCATCGCGCCGCCAGCCGAGCGCGCGGAGCGAGATGTCGCCGGTGAAGGCAAGCGGTGCCGCATCAAGCAGCGCCGTATCCAGCCGGCGGAACGCCACCGGCTGCACGCCGCGCCCGAGATCGACCGACAGCGCCGGCGTCGCCAGAAGCCGGAAGGTGGCGGAGACCAGCCGCAGCGGCGCCGACGCCGCCCCCGCGCCGGTTGCGAGTTGCGGTGGCAGCGGTTCGATCACATGGGTGAAGGGCAGGCCCGCCTGTACGCTGGTCGCGGGCGGGTCGAGCTCGATCCGCCCTTCCGTCACGCGCTGGCGGCCGCGCGGCGCGCCGTCGGCCAGCACGCCGACCTCCAGCCCCTGCAGATGGTCAAGACCAGTCCATGTGTCCTGCGGCGTCGCCGCACTGCCCGCCAGCGCGGCATCGAGGCCGAGCACGGCATCGAAGCGTTCCAGCCGGTGTGTGCCCGCGCGTTCCACCACGGCGTAGACGCGCCCATCGGTCTCCGCCACCGCGCGGAAGGCGCCCAGGGTTTCCTGCCGCGTCCAGGCGATCACCTGTTCGGCGCGGTAGAGCGTGAGGGTGGCCAGGCTGCCATCGCCCATCACCATGTGCAGCAGCCGCTCCGCCTGATCATACGCCATCGAGACGGGCTGCACGACGATGTGGCGCGCGACCAGCGCCAGGTCGTTCGACTGGTAGGCGTCCGCGACGTCCGTATAGGCGAATTCATGCACGGCACGGCCGGACCGCGCCGCGAAGACGGTGGACCCATCGACATCCACCGGCGGGATCATGCGATCCACCGGGCTGCCGATGCGGGTCTGCCGGATCAGCTGGATCGAAGCCGGGGTCAGCGGATCGCCGGTGACCATCCACTCTGCGCCCGAGGTGAAGACCTGCAGGTGGCGGCCGGAGAAGACGCCGCGGATCGCATTCACCTGGTCCGACATCAACGCGAAGGCGATGCCCTCGTCATCCAGGCCCGTCCCAGGATCGAAATCGCCCAGATCGCCGCTGCGCGACAGCCAGAGCTGGTTCGGCAGGTCGCGCGATCCGCCCAGCACCAGGCGGGCCTGGTGGAAGCAGGCCGTCACTGGCCAGCCGCGCGCGGCGCTGAACGCGCTTTCGTCCCAGTCCTCGACCGCAGCGGTGTCCGGCAGCGTATCGAGCACCGTCGCGGTCGCGTTGCGCGGGCCGGCGACCGCGGTAACCTGCACGCGCTTGCCCGAAAGCCTGATCTGCGCGCCCACATGCGCCGCGACGAAGACATCCTGCGATGCCGCAAGGGGGATGGTCCCGCCGGTCCCGCCCGGCGTGATCGTCGCGCCGGGGACGAAAGCGTGGAAAGGCGGCCGCGTGAAGACGAAATCCACGAGCGTCCAGCTGGCATGCCCGGTGCGCGTGATGCGCTTCGGCGCCATGTCGGGATGGAACAGCAGCAGCGTATCCGCATTCTGCGTGAAGGCCAGCTGCGGCAGCATCGGCGCCGTCCAGGGCGCGTCGATGGCTGCGACCTCCGCATCCTCCATGAAGACCTGCATCCGCCCGGCGGTCAGCACCAGCAGGTAGGTCTGCTCCGTGTTGAATTCGAAGGCGATCAGCCGTGCCGGGCCGGCAAGGCCCGCGACGTGGCGCAGCCCGTTCCGGCGCGCGACGCCGCCGGTCGGCTGGATCACGACATTCCGCAGGCGGCGGGCGCCGTTCTCGAAGGCGCGCAGGTCGCCCCTTCCATACAGCTCGGGCACAAGCTCGCCGGCGGCGAAGCTCGCCTTGATGCGGCGCGTGGCGGCGGGCATCGCGGTCAGCTCCTGATGTCGACGAGGGGAAAGCCTTCGATCCCGCGTGGCGTGTCCTGCTGGCTGTCGATCTGCCGCGCGGCACGCAATTCCTGCTCCGCCAGTCGGAACAGGATCTCGGCGCGCGACGCGCTTTCGGTCAGCGGCAGGCAGAATTCGGCGGCGAGGCGCGCGACGAGGCAGGCGGCGAAGAAGGGCGGAAAGGCGCTCTCGTCCGGGCGGAAGATGTAGCTCAACGTCACCTGCGGGGCATCGGCGTGCAGCCGCCCTTCATGGATCCGGTAGACGATGCCGCGGCCGTGTCCCTCCGTGCCGGCGGACAGCGCGCGCAGGAAGGCGTTCGGCAGCTGGAAGGCATGCGCGAAATCGGCCACCGGCGTCGCGGCTAGGCGCGGCAGGGTCGCCTGGCCCGACGCGAAGGACCAGGGATGCGCCGAGACCACGGCGTCGCGCACGCCGGGATAGAGATTGGCGGCGACCTCTGCTTCGGCGGTGCCTTCGGTCAGCGAGGCGATGGGCTGCGCGCCGAGGCGCAGCAGGGCGCGCGAGCAGAGCGCGAGTGCGGTCAGCGACATGGGTGCATCCTGGGGAGAAGGTGTTGGGCATGCGGCAGGGATCGTCCCCGACCCTCCCCCGCGGATGCGGGGGAGGGCGCGGATGCGCGCATCATTCGGCCGCGCGCATCCGCTTCAGGTAGCCGCGCGCATCCGCACGACTATTCCGCCGCGCGCATTCGCACGACTATTCCGCCGCGCGCATTCGCACGACTATTCAGCCGCGCGCATCCGCAGGCTTATTCAGCCGCGCGCATCCGCAGGCTTATTCAGCCGCGCGCATCCGCACGACGCCGCTATTGTCCACCAGCGTCGCGCCCTGGCTCATCATGTTGGATACGAAATGCGCGGCGCGGTCGCCGTGCCAGGTGACATCGGTCTGCACCTCGGCCGCGGCGGCGTGGCCGATCGCGGTCTTGTGGTAGAAGTAGCAGTACCGCAGCGCGCCGGACTTCGTCAGTCCGGAATGCGGCATCCATAGCGCGCCGAGCCAGCGCTTCGCCTGCGTCCCGCGCCAAGGCAGCTCGCCTTCGCCCACATATTCGGACGATGCGAATTCCGGCAGTGCCAGCAGCTGGCTCCACTGCTTCCAGCCGACGATGGCGAAGCGCTGGCCGTCATCGGGTACATCCGCCGCGCCCATCATCTCGAAGGCCAGCAGCACCTTGTCCTTCGTCAGCCCGTCGAGGTCGGTGGTCCCGGCGGCGGTGCCGAGCGCCTCGCGCGTCGCGGTGTCGAGCGCGCCGATGATCAGCTCATCGGTCTTGCGGCCCAGCGCATAGGCGCCCGCATTCGCGATGACCTCGCGCTCGTCGAGGTTCGTCTTCAGCTCATCGAGGCGGTCCACCCAGTCGCCGGCGTAGTAGTCCTGCAGCACGCATTCGACCTGCGCGTGTTCCAGGTTCATCACGGGCACGCTGCCATGGCGTGTCTTGGCCGCGGCGACGCCCTTGCCGACCTTGGGGAAGAAGGTGGAGGTGCCGGCGACGCCGGTCTTGCTGCGGACCGTCGGGCGCAGCTTGGAGCCTTGGCGCTGATAGGCCTCGTGCACCTCGGCCTGGAACTGCTTGGTGAAGACCGCGTCGATGGCGGTGCTGGCGGGCATGGTGGCCCCTCCTTGATGGTGGGTTGATGGATGCGCGCCGGAGCCCGTTGACCGCTGGGGCGGGCCGTGACGCGAAGGGTCCGCACGCCCGCGTTGCGGGTTGGGTGCGGGCAAGGCGGTTGAAGCTGTCGGGGCGGATGGGGACCGGCGTGGGTGCGCCGGCCCGCGCCATCCGCCCCGTGGCCGCCGCGCATCGGCGCGGCGGCGCCGGCCGCGTGCCTCGGACCGCCGGAAGGAGGGACGGGAGGCTGCGGCCGGAAGGCGTGATGGCTGGCGTTACTTCGCGTCGGCGACCAGGCGGCGGAAGCCGTCGGTGACGCGGCGGACGAAGTCCGGCTCCCGCGAACGCCAGTAGCGCGGGTCGCGCATCATCTTTCGCAGCTCGGCCTCGTCCTGCCCCGCATCGGCATCGCCGCCCCTGGAGAGGGCGGGTTCCTTCCCCGCCATCATGCGCTGCATCGCGATCACGCCTTCGGCCGTGGTGGAGAGCGCGGCGAAGACTGTCTCCGGCAGGTTCGTGCGGCCCCAGGCGGCGATCTGCGGCACCAGCCGGCGGAAGCGTTCCTCGCCGCCAAATTCGGCGTGCAGCTTCTCCCGCTGCCGCTCGGCCTCGAATTCCGCCGCGGCTTCGGCGATCAGCGGCACCAGCCGCTCCGCTGCCAAGTCATAGACCAGCTGCGCCTGGCTGCAGCTGAAGCCCGCTTCGTGCAGGCGGCGATTGATCTCCTCATCCGGGCCGCACAGTTCATGCGGCGGCGTGATCTCATAGCCCTCGGGGCCATCGGGCACGCCCAGCATGCGGCGCCAGCGCGCGCGCTCCTCATCCGGCGCGTCGTCGCCGGGGCGCGCGACCCGGCGCGACAAGGCGCGTTCCAGCTCGAGGTAGGATTTCAGCAGCGCCTCGACGCGGACGCCGCCGGTGACGGGATCGCGGAATTTCTCCGGGATCTCCAGCTTGGAGACATCCGGCTTGCCGGTATGGGTCGCGATATCGAGAAGATCCTCGGACATGCCTAGGCTCGCTCCTGATTGGTGGTTTCATGCGTCGTGGCGGGCTGTGGCCGGAGGATTTCCGGCGGTGTGCCAAGAGTTCGCCCAAGCCAGCGCGCGGCGGCGCCGGCATCGATGCTGGCGGCGGCCTCGCCGCCCAGCTTCGCGGCGGCTTCGAGGAACAGGATCGTGTCCGCCGCATCCGCCCGCGCCTGCACCCGTGCGAGCGGAGAGGCGTAGACCAGCCGCACCTCCCGCCCATCGAGCGCGAGATGCGGGATCTCCCCGCGCCGTCGCAGCACCGCGAGGCAGCGCGCGATCAGCGGCGTCAGTAGCTCGACCTGCAGCCGCCCATAGGTGGCGCCCAGAAGCCGTGCCGCTGTGGCGCTGCGTTCCATCACCTCGGTCGCGGTCATCGCTGTCCGCTCGGCCTGCGCGATGCGGTCGGCGAGCAGCGCGCCCCGGATCCGCTCCCGCAGATCCCGCAGCACGAGTTGCGAGACGTCGAAATTCCCCGGCGCCGCCAGCGGCGTGAGGCCGGCGGAGCCGGCGGCCTTCGGGATGATGGCGCCCGGCACCAGGCGGATGGTGGCGGGGTTCAGCACGCCGTCATCCTCGGCCTGCCAGATGCCGGTCGCGGCGATGGAGGCGTTCTTCAGGATTAGCTCCACCACCTTGTTGGCGGTGCGGATATCGGGCAGCGCCTTGGCGACGGGGCCGCGGCCATAGGTCTCGCCGGGCAGCTTCAGCCAGCGGAAGGCGACGAAGGGATTCTCGGCGAAGCGGCCGGAGGCCAGCAACACCGGCGCGCTCTCTTCCGTGTCCATCACGGCGGCGAAGCGATGGCCGCTGTGCGGATCGGGCCAGGCGGCTTCCACCACGCGCAGTTTCGCGCCGTCCTCCCCGCGCGGGGGTGGAAGCGGCGCCAGGGGGAAGCGCAGGCGCAGTTCCTCTGGCGTCAGGCGCAGCGCGCGGAAGACGGTGTCGAGCCGGCCGGAGGCGCCTTCCTCCAGCACCGCCTCGCGCAGCGGCACGGCACGGAAGCGGAGCGCGGAGGGCTCGCCGGGCGGCGCTTCCTCGATGCTCAGCACGCCGGTGCCGGCGACGACGAGGTCGAGGAAGGCCTGGTGCAGTTCCAGCGCGAAGTTGGACCGGTCGAGATGCCCCTGCAGCGTGTCCGCCACCTCGGCCAGCGTCGCGGCGAAGGCCCGTTCGGCCGCGTCGTGCAGCCCGCGCGCCGGGGCCAGCGCGAACCAGCGCGACCAGGGCGGCGCGAGTTCGGCCAGCAGGGAGGCGGCGAGCTGTTCCGCCGCATCGGCCGCCGTCGCGTCGAACAGCGGCGCCGCGCCATGGGCGGGCAGCGCATGGTCGTAACAGGCCTGCCAGGTCGCTTCGAGCGGACGGCGGCGTTCGGCGGCGCGCGCGTGGCGCGCCAGGATCTGTTCCGGCTCCATCTGCGTCATTCCCCGAGCAGCGTCTTGCGGATGGCCATGGTCGGCAGCGGCGCGAGCACGCCGCGCGCACTGGTGGCGATGGTGCCGCCAGGACCCCGGCGGGCGCGCGCCGCGGCGGTGCGGCGTGCCTCGGTCGCCTCGGCCTCGGCGGCGATGGCGACCTGGGCCTGCGCCTGGGCCACCGCCTGCTGCGCCTGCTGCTGCTGCTGTGGCGGGGGGGGCGCGATCTCGACCGGCTGCGGCGCGCGGAACAGGCCACCCATGCGCGGATCCTTCGGATAGAGGACATGGAACACCCCGCCCCCAAAAGACGAAGGCCCGCCTGGCGATGCCGGGCGGGCCTTCGGAGTGGGGGAGGCGGGGAGGAGGAAGCCCCGAGGCGCAATTCACCCCGTGGCAACGCCGTGATAGCCCCGGCGCTGCCAGGATGTCAAGAATTATTTCCTAATAAATGACATGCTTGCGCCCGTCCCGCCCAGCGCGCGGAACAGCCCGTAGGGGGTCAGCGCGAAGGGCGCATCCGGTCCCAGCAGCGCGCGGCACAGCCCGACGCAGCTGAGTGGGCCGAGTGGCGGCAAGCGCTGGGCGCGGGGCTCGCCGGGCGCGAAGGGGCCGAGCACGGCCAGCCCGGCGCGGCGGTAGAAATCCGGCAGGTGGAATCCTGCCGGCACCGGCAGCCTGGCCACCAGCAGCCGGCCCGAGAGGGGTTCCAGCACGGTCCAGCCCGCCTCGTCCCCGATCGCCGCGAAGCAGTGCCGGAAGCCGGGGCGTAGCAGGCGCAGCCAGGGTTGGTCGGCCTCTCCGCCGAAGATCACCCAGACTTGCTGGCCCGGCACCCCCGCAGCCAGCCGGCGATGCGACAATCGCGTCATGCCCGAGCATCCTGGCGCGGCCTGGGGAAGGCGATCACTTCGGCGCCCTCGGGCGGGGGGGCCATGCCGCGCGGCGGGCCGGCGACGATGCCCTTCTGCCGCAGGGGGAAATCCAGCCGCTCCATCGCTTCCCGCCACAGGCGCAGATCGCCGCGTTCTGACGGGATGCGCGGGTTGGGGGCGGTGCCGCGTTCGCCCCAGATCCGCAGGATGCGGGCGTGCTGCAACTCGATCCGCCGCTGGCGGTAGAGCCGGTCGAGGCACTTCACCACGTCGTCGGGTTCGCAGGGGCGGATGATGACGCCGCGGCCTGCGGACAGCCGCGCGCCATCCTGCCGGGCGATCAGGGCGGCCATGGTCCAGAACCAGGCTTCCTCGGCGGTCGCGAAGGATTCGGCCTTGGCCAGGCTGGCCAGGATGGGGGTGCGGCTGGGGGCGATGGGCAT